CGAATGATGCCAAACCTTTTTGACGAGTAGTAACTAATCCAAGGTGTCTCCAAGATACTGTTCCGTCTGAAGCATCTCCAGTAGTATGAACGGGAGCAGTAGCACCTGAAGTACCTGCGTTTAGTGCCTGGTATAATCTTCCACTATTCGTTACTTTGGCGTATCTTGCATATGAAGTTGAAGTTACCCATGCAGATGCAGTTGTTCCTTCTACTGCAGTTGCGATTGGATAATCCGTTGCAGCAGTAAATCTACCCCACTGATCGACAGTAAATTGAGTTGCATTAATAGTTTGAGTTGCACTTGCAATAGTAGGAGTATTATAAGTTCCTGCCGTTACCGTTGTATTAATAAGATCTAAAGTTGGATTTCCAGCAACACCAGAACCATTAACAACTGAAATTCTTCCTGCAGTACCAGTAACCGTTCTAGTTGCAATATTACCATCAGAAACACGAGTAATAATACCAGTTGTAGTTAAATCTGCAATACCTTGAAGGTCCCTATCATATCCTTGAGCAGAAACTCCTTCAGTAGTTCCGTTTAGATTATATGCAGTAATACTGTTTGGGGTAGATGCATTTGTAATTCTTCCCTTCGCATCAACAGTAACTTTTGTATACGTTCCAGTACTATTAATTGTGCCATCATAATGGGGAAGTGTTGGTATAATTTGCAGAGCAGATGATAAGTTTAAGTTTGACGAACCATCGAAAGTTGCCGAAGCAGTTACATCTCCAGTTAAAGCAATTTGTCTAGTGTTTGCTAAGCGAGTTGCAGTAGCAGCATTTCCAATCAACGATCCTGTAATTGCACCAGCCTGAAAATTGCCATCGGCATCTCTTTGGACCAACGTATTTGGAGTATTGGTAATTGATTCTAGGGGCCTCTCATATTTTAATGAGTTCCAAGAAGTAACACCATCACCAATTTTAATTCGACCAGTATCAATTTCTATCCCAAGTTCACCAATGGCTAACGTTGGGTTCACGTTTGACCATTCTTGAGCTGATCCTCTTCTTAATTGAATTCTATTTGCCATTGGTAATTATCCAAAAATACGTTTTAACGCAACTATTCTCTCTATGTATTTATAAAAAAATAGGGGGGTATACCCCCCATCATCATTCTTCGATAGACCCCTCATCAGTTTCTACATCATCTTCTTTACCAAGATATTCTAGAGCTTCAATTGCACCTAAAAGTTTTAAAGCAATCGTTTCATTCTCTTTAATTTTTTGTGCTAACTGTTGATTTTCATTAATTAATGTTTGATATCTTTCTTTAAATTGCGATACCAATTCTTCTGGGGTTGATTTTTCAATGGTCATCAATTTTCTCCTTAATTAATAATTTAAGTAATGATTTAATTTCTTGCATATCAGAATTTAGGGAACTTACATCATTTTTCAATTTAACAAGTTCTTCCTTTTCTTTTTTTATGCGATTATAATTGCTGATGTAGTTTTCATACTCAGTCTTATTAGTATTTATTATAGCATTTGTACCCTCATCTCTTAATAGATGATGTTGGTTTTCAATTTTAATATATCCCATAATTAACTTGCTAAGGCAATAGCTCTAAAGTATTTAAATTGTGGTACAATTGCTTGATTAGAAGATGACATACAAATTTTAATTTGGAATTTTACAAATTCTAATCCAGAAGCAGAGTACTCATAAGGTCTGAAATGATATTCACTTGCGGGGGTGACAGGACTATCTGGACCACCATCTTCATTAAAAAATGTCCATCCAATAGTACTTTCAATTCCAGTAAAACCTGGTGGAACGACACGATACAATACTCTAAAATTAGTTTCACCTGGTCGATAGGCATCAAAATATACTTTTATAGATCTTGAAATTTGATTATCTAATGGAATCATTCTAGTAATATATACAGCATCATGAGGATCACCAACAAAATTAACGGCACTATTCCAATTATCTGGATTATTGATCCTATTTGATGTTGTTATAATACTAGATCTATCCAAATCTACAACTGGAGATAGTAAGTCACTTTCACTAGACAATAATAATTCTAATGTAAATGACTTTTCACCAGCAAGTTTGGAATTTTCATTTGTTCCTGATAAAATTAATTTTTGTGATTCGAGATAATTTAGACTATTTAATGATACTGGTACATATTGACCATCATTGACAAATGAAGCTTCAGTTGTAGTTCCATTGTTGATAGAAGAACCAGTAATAGTATTAATTCTAGAAACAATAGAGGTTTTGGATTGTTGTACAACTTGTATTGATGGAGTTATATATTCAAATGCAATATTTTGTGATGCTGTTCCTACAGTTCCACCAGATTTAATTCCTGATGATGATACAGAATCACATTGTAAATCATATGAATCTAACGTTGGGTTTAAAATACCAACATGCGTTTTATTAATTTCCGTGAGTGGAATACCATCTAAATTATAGCACTCAACAAAAGCTCCATCGGTATGTGAAACCGCAACAGTTCCATTTTGTCCCCTACCACTAGTTTTAATTGTAATTGTAGTTCCGTCATTTCCTATTGCTGTGTATGCCATAATCTCATTATCTACTTTAATATAACCTGGATTATCATCTCCTATAGGAAGACCATCGATAGTAGTGTGGAATGCAGAAGCATCGCTAACACTTAAAGATAATTCTGATGATGTTATTGTTGTTTTTAGAGTTGTGGGAGGTATTTCTGATAATATACCAGTAATCGTAACTTGATTAGTTGTATCATGCATTCCATGATTACTGTGTAGCACAGTAATTCTCTTTGATATAGAAGAATATGTTGGTGTTAAACTTAAATATTTTTGTACTGAATCACCCGAATAAGTTGTATTAGAACTATCAACTGTTCCAGATACAGATGGAGAAGATTGGGAAATTGTTTCTCCATTAGTAAATTGCTTGGAAACATAATTTACAGTTGCAGTATTAGTACCAGAATTCCAGGCCGTAACAATTGCAGTTGCTCCACTAGTGCTTCCTGTTAGTGTTTTACCAACACCAAAAGTTCCCGTTGGAGATGTAATTCTAATAGATCCTAATGATTGACTACTTACAATTGGATATGTAACTACTCCACCAATACTGCTTCCTTGTAGAAACGTTCCATCAACGTTATCAACTATTAATTGATATGGTGATGTTGAGGTTACAACTTGTTGAATAGTTGCTGAAGCATTTGTAGTTGCTTGATAAATTCTAGCACCAATAGTATATGACCCACTAGTGTCGGAAAGAATTAATGTTTGAGTTGGTTTTTGTGTAATAATTGGATCTTCCCTTAGTGTAACAATTCCTCTATTACCTACACCCAGTTCAGCATTATTTAAAACTAATTTTCCACTTAGGGGACCAAATTGAGCTCTATAGATGTTAAATTTAAGATCCTGAAGTTGATTTGGTGACCAAGTTGAAGCATTTTGAGATTTAAATAAAACACCAGCATAAGGTTGAGCTGAAATTGTTCTATCTCCAGTAATATCAATTTCACCCATTTCAGAAATCCAAACTGTATATTTATTTGAATCTGAGAATAGAACAAAACAATATTCCTCAGTATCACTAATATAAACTGGTGCTGGGAATCTGAATACTGTAGGTATAGAAGCGTTTTCAGAAATCTCTACGTTTTCTGGATATACTGTAACTGTTGATAGGGGAAGAATGCGATTAGTTGGGATACCATTTTGCATTACTCGAATTTGACCGCTTACTGGAACATTAGTATCTTTAGAATTGAAATAAACTTCAACCTTGGATAGATAACATCCTCCCTTTTCCTGAACAATAAAAGATTGTGCTAGAGGATCCCACCATCCAATTACAACTTGTTCACTTCTAGTTCTGGTTGTAGTTCTTTCGTCTAAAATTGGAATAGTTTGAACATCTGCATTTCTAATTGAAAGAACAGTTTCTTGTGATGTTTCTAATGTACCAGTTGCTTCATATGTAACTTGAGCACTCGAATCTGTAGAAGATCCGATTGCTGGTGCAGCATCAGTTGAACTAGTTGTTAACTTAAATACTCTTCTTCCAGTTGCCCATCTTGGATTTGTTGATATATTTCCTCTTGGAATAAAAAATGCTCCTTTAAATGTTCCTCTTGGATCGGTAATTAATCTTCTATCACTAATTACTGCTTTAGCACCAGAAGATAATCCAGTAATAATATAATTTGGTTGTATATTACCAAAATAATTTGAACTTACTTGCTCTGCTAAAGAATTTACATCAATATTTAAATATGAAGTTTCTGATGAGTATACATCAGATAACTCAGCTGAAGTATATGGATTATATCTGTATCCATCATTCAAAGCAGCAACTTTAGATCTAAAAATTACCGTTTTAACTCCAGTAGAAGACACTTCTTCCATGCTGACAGTTTCACCAACTTGGAATGGAATACTATTAGAATTTGGATTTATTGTAGGATTTTTAATTAATTCAAGAATTTTTGGTATAATATATGTGGTTACAGGAACGTTATCGAAGAATGCATAGATTCTTGTAGATGGTTTTAATCTCTCAGCTTTAATTGCAATATTTCTTGAGCGGATCCAAGGAATCGAAGTTTTATTGATAATTCTAGATCCTAAACTCTGAGAATCAAATCTTTCAACTACTCTTTGTTGAGTACCTGTTCGTCTTTCAATAATTCCTGTTGTTGTAGTGGTTCGTGTACCGATAGCTGGTATTAATCTACCTAGAGGACCTACCCATCCTCTCCATTCACCTCCAGATGTAGTTGCTCTTGCTCCAGACCAATCTTCAACCCAAGATCCCCATTGCTGAGGACCAAATCCATTTTGATCTGCTCCAATCTCTCTTGATCTGGATTGAAAATCTCCTTCAACTCTAACAATATTAACTGGAGCAATTTCAGTTTCAACCCAATCATCACTAGAAGGATTTAATTCTATTGCGCCCAAAAAGGTGAAAACGTTGAATGGGTTAACATTTTCAACTCTAGATGCGTATGGTTGTTGAATTAATAATAAGTCTTCGAATGGTAAAGTAACTAGACCAGTATTTCTAACAACGTTAGAAGATGCAGTTTGATTGTATATTAAAGAAGTATTTGAGGTATAGTGAGAAGGTCTTAAAATTCTTTCTGCAAAATCGATAGATGCGGAATAATCTTCATTATCACTATCAATTACATTTTGATTTTCGAATGAATCTACAAAAAATCCATTTTTAAATTTATCATTACCAAATTCATCTTGGATTGTTAAAGTATTTGTTTCCTGCTCTAAGAGAGTTAATACACTGTAATATTCAACATTTGAAATTCTTCTATCCAATAGTGCAATATCTCTCATCGAATAGCGTTTGATATTTTCTTTAAATACCAAACTATCCACGTCAGGATCATATCCATATGCTTCATGTGCAATCGTAGCAAGAAGCATAACTCCACTTGTATCATCTGGAGGAGATGGAATTTCTTCAGACTTTCCTGCAACTAATAAAAATCTACCATCCTTATCGACAAAAAGTTTATCAATTCTCTTCAAATAATAAGAATAATCACATCTAAAATCGGAATCTGGTTTAGGAATATCGAAAACAGTAGATCCTTCAGAAACTGAAAACACTCTACTAGAGAAATCAAATGTCGAACAAACTAAATTAAATGGATCTGATAGTGTACCATCTCCATCTGCCAAAGAAGCAACAGCAGGTCTAAAGTCTAAAACATCTCTTAACTGTTTTTTAGCATATAAAGTTGTTCCTGTTCCAGCTGCAGGAGTAAATGATGGAATATCTTTATAGTCAGTTCCAACATAAGAATCAATATTAAAATAATCTCCAGTAGATTCGTGGGAATAGTAATCTGCAACTATCTTTAATTTTCTAATTGGGTCATTCGAACCTTTCTTTCTAACAATTTTAGAAACATCATAGAAAAATTCCTTTTGTCCAGATTCCAAATAGAATGATGATGTAATATTTTTACTACCAGCATTAATAGATCCTGTAGCATCACTAATTAAAGCTTCTATTGCATCACCATTACTATTAAAACCAGTAATAGTTTCATTTTGTTGGAAAGTTAAATTATTTTCGTATACAACACTCAATCTCAAATTGCCACTATTGAAATCAACAACAAAAGCTTTTGCACCAGAAGTTTTTCCTGTAATTAATGATCCAGTTGCAAAGAAAGCAGATTCAACCAAAGTGATATATGGTATTACAGCATCATTATTATCTACGGATTCGTATACAGCTCTTAAATTATATACATCTGAAACACCCAAAGAAATTTCTTTATCTTCAATTCTAATGCCATAGATATTAGAGTATGACAATCCATATTGAATCTGATCACTTTGCTTATAGGTTTTTCCAACCTTCCAAATTTTCATCTTATTGCCATTTTTAACTTTTTCGGTGACAATATTTTTGGAGATTGCTGCATTGAAGCGAACCGAAGTAATTCCAACAAGATTGCTAACTGTAATAGTTGATCTTGGAACACCACTAGTATTAAATGTTGTATAAGCAGCTCCAGATGAATTACTATTTTGTAATACTAGTACAGTACCAATAGTATAAGATGAACCACCAGATATTCCAGTTACTACTAAATTGTAATTTTCTGTCTCTACAGATTCAAACTGTTGATTCTCTGCAAGAGCAATTGTAAAACTGTTACTTGTAATCTGAGATTCATATGTTCTTCTGATGATCATACTTTCATCAGAAATCGTTTTGATGGATTCTTTTGGCATTTCCGTAAAGAGATCCCCATTTTGCTTACCTTGAAGTTCTGGTCTCTTTCTAACTACAACAGTGTATTCTGTACCAGTTGTAGGACTAAATCCATTAACAGGAGTTACTTTGAATACCTGTGTGCTGTATGTGAAGATTGTTGAGGTATCTAAATCTGCTGGTACTGCAGCAACAGTAAAATAATTGGTAGGTGAAATATACAAACGATCCCCAGGTCTAACTTCTGGAGAAATATTACTATTAAATCCAGTTAAATACCCTTGAGATGAAACAATCGTATATGTAAATTTATCGCCAGTTAATTTTACTTCATCAGTAAAAGAAATATCACCAGTTAATATTACTGTGCTAGAAACATTTCTACCCGCAATTTGTCTAACATCCGAAAATTCATAAGTATATACTTTAGAAATGGTTCCTTTGTCTCGGCCGTCCACTTCAATGACTTCTCCAGATCGGAAAGAACCACTTACCCCGTATAAAGTGACAGTTTGACCAGTGAACGAAGTTCCACTACTCAGACGAAGAAAACCTGTGGCACCACTAGTCTTACCTCTAATCAATGATCCACCTTCAATAGTTACAGATCCAGTCAAATACAATTTTGTAAAAAGAGAAATGTCAAAAATATGAGCATCATAATAATCATTTAAATTTCCTTCAACGGTATCTGTTCCACTAGAAGTAAATTCCCAACTTGCAATTCTAGCTAATCCAATAATATTTCCTGCAACAGCACCTGGAGATGCTGTTACAGCATCTCTCAATTCAATTGTTTGATATGAATTATCAATATCAGGACCACTTAAAATAGGAGATCCATATACATTAGATAATTGAATATTATTACCCAACTCAAAAGGAATAATATTATTTTGTAATGATTTGTATTCTCTAGGTTTTGGCAAATCTAGATATACTGGCGAATCTCTAACAATTGGGTATCCTTGAAGATATACTCTTCCTGGTGAAATTTGTATAGTATATAAATCTTCCGATGCTAATACTTTAGTATCCTCGGTATAAGTACCAGCAAGATATACTCCATTATTAAAACCATCATTCAAACATTCTCTAACTTTAATATCAAATGGAGTGACCATAAAATCTCCAGCGAGATCGTATAGTTGCGATGCAAAACGCTTTTCTAATTCATTATATTTTGTTTCGTCAACTCGTAATTCTACCTTACCTTTTTTGAGTCTTAAAAGTTCTAAGAAATTTTTATCTGCATCATCATCAATATCTTTTTTGACTAATGTTGCTTTAATCTTAAATCTATGAGCACCTGGAGCTGCATAGTTAGAAGATCCAGCAGCATTATCATTGAGAGATGAATCGTCTTCGGAAGTTATAATCGATTCTGATATTTCAAGTCCAATTCTATATGATGGATTTTGACTATACTGTTCTAAAATTAAACTTTGAAATTCTACGTCAACAAAAAATCCTCTGATAAAATATACACCAGTATTAATATATGCAATAGATCCTATTTGTGTTGCATCATTTGGGATTAATTGTGCGACAGGGGTTCCAATTTCAATTAAAGTTGTTCCAAAAGTAATTTCCGAATCTACAATAATTTGTTCGTTATTTTGAAATTTTTTATTTGTTTTTTGTGTTCCACCAGATTCAGTATATTTTACATACAATGTGATGAAACCTTTATCGGATTCAACATTACTAATAGTATTAATGACTTCGGCTTTTACTCCACTAGTAAGACCAGTAATAGTTTTTCCTAATAATGATGTTCTATAATTCTCAACTTCAGATCCTAAGAATGATGATTGTAATAAAATGCAGTCTACAGTGTTGTCCCAACCAACCTGGCCAGGAATAACCATAGCACCATCTTTAAATAGATGGGATCCTACACTTTCTACTTGATTTTGCAAGATAGATTGTAGAGTTGTTAATTCTCTAGCTTGAATTGGAAATCCAGGTCTAAAAAGAACTTTATAAAAGTTCTTAAATTTGTCAAAATCATCATAATAAGGGCTGACATTCAGGTTGGTATTCTGTGACATTTCTTTCCTATCTTTTTAATTAGAATTCGATAACAATTTTAATATCTTCAATCTGATCGCTTGCGCGAGAAATCGATCTCCTATTATCTATATAGATAACTTCGCCGCTGTTTCTTTGGATCTCTGGATAAGCATATCCAGATGTAAATTTCATTCCCAAATCATATTCGGTGTTGTTAATTGTCCTTGTGGAAGTTCCAGGAACAGCAGGGAAATTGACATCTGGTTCTGCAGATGCACCTGAGGAGGAACCAGTAATAACATTACTACCGTCAAATAAATTTAAGGATCCAGTAATTTCTGGATAAATTCCATCAATTCTATTTTGATAAAATTTCAATACTTTAGTCGTAGAATTCCAAGAAATAACTCTCCCCCTAGATGTAATAGATTGCCCACTTACAGTTCTAGTTTGAGTAATAATTTCATCTACAATAAAATTTCCTTGAAAAGTTGGTGAAAAAATTACCGCTTTTGTAGCACTAAGAGTTAAATCTGAAGATAATTCTTGAGTATTGTATTTGTATGGATTTAAAAGTAATCCAATTCTGCGGTAATCATTATCAATTGGAAAGTCACCAGATCCTTCTGAGTAAGAAAGTTTGGCATTTACCATTACTCTATATCCACCCAATTCAAATGATGGATCAGAACCATGACCACTTTGAGGAGGAATAATTACATCAATAGTTCCGCCAGTTCCAGTTCCAATTCCATTGATAGAATCAACTATAATTTTTCCAAAAGTATACCCAGTTCCACCAGAAGTTACAGTTGCATTTACAATTTTACCACCGTCAATAACTAATGATACTCTTCCACCAGTACCATCTCCTACAATTGCAACATTGTCATAGGTTCCATTGTTATAACCAGATCCAGAAGCAGTAATTACAACAGTATCAATTTCACCTGCTACAGCATTACTTAAAACTGAGGTGTCTTCTAGAACTGGTATATATTCAGATGAGAAAAATTTTAAAACTTGAGCAACTGGAATTGTATACATGTATTTCCATCTATATCCGTCAGCTGTAGTTACAATAGATGTTGAAGTTCCAGTTGGTTCGATAGTTGATGGTTTTCCATTGGGATCTGATGGTGATGTTCCATTATAAATGCACTTATAAACTTGATAAGTAGAATTTACAACATAGAAATCGGCATCGTATAAACGAGTAGATCCTGATGCGGCTGTTTTTGTAGGTGAATAATCATGACGATACATATCATAAATATAACCTAATCCACCAGTAGTTTTTTCTGGCGGAGTCCAGTCAATTCTACGAACTACTTGAATAGTATCGTTTGACAAAATTCGTTTCAGAGAGATCATATCATCATATAAATCGCTGTACTCCTCAAAACTATCAATAGCTTGTGGAGGATTATTTTCATTATCCCATGCTTGAGGTCTTCCAATAAAAATATATAAACGATCTCTATCAGATCCAGCAACTAAATCCGTTGCTTCTGGATCTGGACCTTCTAGTGACTTAATAAATTTTGATGCCGAATAAATTCGGAATTGGTCTGTAAGAAGTGCTGACATTAATTTATCCCAAAAGTTTATGATTCCCTATACTATATTTAGTTGTTAAAATTCATCATTTCTAATTCTAGTTAAGTAATCCACAGAAAGAATTCTCCATGATGCTCCATTAGATCCTGTTATTTTTTCACCACCCAAAATTGCTTGTGCAATAGCACCAGTTCCAGATGCAGATGTAAAAGTTATTGAAGGTGGTGTTATATAACCATATCCTCCAACATTAACGGTAATCGAAGTTATTTGATCAGCAGTTAACTGTGAAGTTGCTGTACAATTAACTATTGATGATGGTATATTTACCGTGACTGGATCTGCATATCCATTTCCACTATTTAATATTCTGATATCTATTATTGTGGAATCATACGAAAACTCATAAAGTATACCTTTTAAAGGATCTGCAGTATCATATGGCACTGGATCTTTAACTACTAAGGTATATGTGCTTGGATCCCAAGAAACTACCGTAGCTTCTATTAAAGATTCTACTCCAGTTATAGTTTCTCCAACAGTAAAATTTATACCATTATAATTATTTGGATTTCTCGTATCCATTTTTATTTCTATAAATGCATTATGTTCAACTCCTTCGTTAAGATTTCCAGCATCGGTAATAGTTGCTATCTTAAACGGTGTGCCTGAATCTTTTATTTGATCCCCTGCTTCAAATAGGGTGGTATTTGTACCTCCAGTAGTTTCTTCAATGCCATATAGAGTAGATGCATTCCCAGAATCTAAATTAATTTGATTTTCATATGAAGTACCAGTATTAATTAAGTCTGGATACCCATTTCCAGCGCCATCCAATTCATCATCATCTTCAAATGCCTGATCTACGAATACTGAAGGTGGTTGAGTCAATCGATAGATAATTGATCCTACAGAATCTATTACTACATGTGGTAATTCAAAAGCATCTGACGAATCTGCAATTCCACCATCAAATACAACTGCAGATTTTTCTCCTGGAGTTCCAGCATCAATAAAAGCCAATTCATCAATTCGGAATACTACAAACAACTCTCTTGTTTCTGGTATCCAATCATATACTATTGCAATTTTACTTGTAGATGATTCTTCTGTTCTGATGACTCTATCACCAATATTAAATTCATATGCACTTACTTGAGTATTTGGATCATTTTGAGTTGCATCCAATACAACTCTTTGGTCATATCTAAAATTTAATCCCCTAGTACACCCAGTCAACCTATTTGAATCTTTTCCTGTATATCTAATTAATTCCTTTTCTAAAAGGACAACACCACTTCCGCTGTAAGGATCTGTATTAGATATATAAATTGAAGTATCCGATCTTCCTATGTTTTTAGTTATACCAGATAATTGATATACTTGTAAGTTGTATGACTGACGATTTCTTGCTTTTCTTTTTAATTTTGCCTTTCGTGTAAACACTACGGTTGGCGCACTCGTATATCCATATCCAGGATCAGTAACAATAATATCATCAATAGAACCCTGATTAATAACTGCTTTCCCTTTAGCTCCTACTCCACCACCTCCAACAAAAAGAACATATGGAGCATCAAGATAAAATTGACCAGGATTGGAAATTGTAACATTATTAGAAATAATACCTTTAACATCAATTTCGGCTGCTCCTGTTGCTCCAGATCCACCACCGCCAGTTATCGATAGAAATGGTGGTGTTTCATAATCTCTTCCACTATTTAAAATGGATAGACCTGTAACTGCTTTAGAAACTGCTTTAATTACTGCACCCCCGCCAACAGCACCTAAAACTGATGCATTAACATCATAAAAATGTTTATCGCCATTTTTGGTAACTTGTATATAATCAATTTCACCATTTTCTTTTAGAATTATTTTGGCCGCTGCTGGATCTGGTTGCTCTTCTCCAGATGGTACAACTGGAGTTAGTTGAACTCTTAATGGATTATATCCTTCTCCACTATCTAAAACCTTAACCGCAACAATTTTTCCATTATTGATTACTGGTTGTAAAACAGCTGCTCGTGTAGGAGTTCCTGCATTTCCAATACTTAAAAGTGGAGGATTGTCTGGATCATATCCAGATCCCCCATCCACAACGATAACAGAATCAACTCCTAAATTATCATTAAAGATGGGTGAAATAGATGCTCCAGATCCAGGTACTATTGCCATTATTATTACCTATTTACATTAGTATTTATTATGGTACAACGTTGCTTACAACTACAGTTGGATATGCGTATCCAGATCCTCTTTGTATAACGTCTATTCTACTAACTCCAACCAAAGCTTTTGCTTGAGCATCAAATCCAGTAGAAGAATCAAATGATACTGTTGGTCTAGATATATAACCATCTCCAGAAGAAGTTAATTGTAACTTACTAACTCTTCCAGTAACTAAATTTGCTAAAGCTTGAGCATTCCTACCCAAAACAGAACCAAGATAATCATAAGTAATTAATGAATTTGAAGACTCAATAACAGCAACGGTTCTATTTTGATCCTCACCTTCTATTTCAAGTACATCACCAGATTCTATAGGAGGTATAATTTCTGCTGCAATAACATCAGCATCGGAACCAATGTAAGAGAAGGCAACAAAAGTAGATCCAGCTCTAGGAATTTCTGCAAAAATAATTCTAGAACCAACAAGTTGGAATGCGACTCCAGGTTCTTGAATAACACCGTTTAATGAAACTATAATATTATTTTCTGGTTTAATATTAGTTGATGATACTCCCGATGTAATTGTTAAGGAGTAGAATACTTCATTTAATTTTAAATTGAAACTACTTCTTAGAGAATCAAATTCAAAACTTATATCATCCAACTGACGAAGTTTACCAACATATACAGCATGGAAAGATGATCCAATTTCAGGTGGTTCGACAAATTGGATTTTATCACTAAACGCAGTATAAGATGGTCCAGGAGGTTGTAAAATTCCATTAACAAATACTAATAAGTGACCATCAGAATCAGGGAAGAATTGATCTCCATTATTAGTTGTAAGATCAAAAGTATCCTGAACTCCATTAAATCCAACAAAGGATCTACTAACGGTTCCTGTTATTTCAACTACATTTGATATAACCGCTCTATAATTATTTGATGCAATAACTTGAGCGTATGTATTTAACAATCCTGTAACATCAGTCAAATAAACTCTGTATCCAGTTCCATAAGAAGTAATTTTACTAACAGTAGCATAAGAATTTGATGGAGTAGTTGTTATAGTAGTAATAGTTGCTAGTCCACTAGGATATTGTTCACCACTACCATAATAAGCTACACTATCTCCAATAATAAAAATATCATCGTCTAAAATATTACCAATATAAATGTAAGCAGTAGATCCACCAGGAAGAATTTCATAATCAATAATAGTTGCATATTTTCCTTGAGAAATATTATCAATTATATTTGTTATTTGAGATCCAACAGGAAACTCCAGTAAATCTTCATCCAAGTTAACTGTCAAACGATATGTATTAGTTGTGTGGATTATATCACCGATACCAAGAGATTCTGATTGCGAATCTTGTAAAATATCAATATAGTGTGAACTTATACTAGAATATACTATTCTAGTATTGATAAATTCGCCCTGAGTAGATTCTGTTTCAATAACTAATCTCGAACCTGTGTTTGAAAGAATTGGAGAAATATTATAATCATAATTTAAACAAGTTAGAGATGATGACGAATACAATCCCTTAATATAGGAATTGGCATTGAAAGAACCAATAACATTTTTTAACTGAACTCTATTGACTATTGATGTAATTTCTGCAGTGAAATTGGAAGTATTCAATAATGTATCTCCAATTGCAAATGGACCTTGACCAACTAAAACATCAATATAACTTTCAAATTCTCCATTTTCAATAGAAACAATAGTGCATGTTCTTGATGGTTGTCCTTGAATGGTTAATATTTGATTTTTTTGGAAGGTTTCTGCTTCTTCATCATATTCAATAGTAAATCTGAGATATATATCTTTTACTGTTGCACGATTAAATATTATTGATTCTATCTCAGCATTTCTTCCTGAGGTAAATCCATAAACATAATCACCAACAGAAATTTTTCCTGTAACTGGACTTATTGACGTTCTAGTTGGATATGTTTTTGTTGGAACAGTAATAGAATTTGAACTAATGATTGCATTATTTTCAATATAATCAGCATTGTTTAGAGTTCCTAGCAATATAGCCATTCTATTATCAATAAAAGTTTGCATTGTAGTTAAGTTGGAACCAGTTATAGATATGTTTATATCTGTATATGCGTATTGACCAGAAGCAGTAGCAGGAGAAGTTAAAGTCTCTGCTATTGCTTGTTTCATTAACGCATTAACTTGATTGTATGCATATATGCTTTGAACCAACTCACCTTGTAGTGACAATACAGTACCAGTAGCAGCATCGATGTATGCTAATGTTGCATTTACAATACCAGAATTTCCATTTGTCAATAAATCATATACAAGTGCATCAACAATATAACCAATATCTCTTAAACATTTTGCATTTCCTCCAGGAACAGTAAACGATGGATAATTATTCAAAGTTCTCTGTAAAGATTCATACTTAATATATTCTTTATTGAATAATAATAGTTTAGCTGTATTTCTTTGTAATGTGCTGCCTGGTTGCAAAATACCAATTGCGACATCAAATAACGTATCAATAGTGGACTTGATATTTGCACAACCACCACCATAAGTTCCATCATCAATACTGATAGATAAATCAGTATACTTAGTTGCAGTTGCTCCGTATTGAGTTGTATATGTTGTTGATGGACCAGTTATCCAGTTATTGATAGCAAGTTGACATAACTCGTTAACTTTTTCAAAAGCTACTATAGTTGGTAATAATTCATTTTTAACATACTGAATGTTTCCATTTCCAATATAATATTCCATAGCGGATACAATATTGGAATTTCCACCAGTGATTAAATCTGATATGATGGATGGGATAATATAATCCACAATGTCTCTTTCGCAGACATCTGCAGATCCTCCTGGATACGTAAAAGCATTGTAGATTATACCGTTTAATGTATATCTAAAATAAGATTCGATGTATCCAGTTGCTTCTTGAGCGATGTAGTTTCTATTAAACCAGAGTAAGTCTCCAGCATCTCTATAGACTTGACCAGCTGGAGCAATTATATCATTAATACTATTCCATAAAGTATCAATTGCAGATTTGACATTCGCGCATCCACCTCCATCAACAATTACTTCTAATGGTGGAACTGGAACTTTATCTGTATACGTTGGAGAGGAACTTAAAGTTCCATCAACAGCAGATTGACATAATAAACTCATTTGAGTATGGGCATATAGACTTTGTAATGCCTGTAATTTAATAAAGTTCAATCCCCCATTTGCATCAATATAGAATTTTGCTGCTGTAATAGTATTATAATTACCTCCATTTTCTAGATCTTCAGCAACGGCATTCAATAATAATGATAAATCTAACTTACAACGATTTGTACCATCAGATCCATTAGAAGTATCTCCAGGAATTTCTAAATCTGGATAACGATTTTTTAATCTTCCCGCTACTTCATCTACAATATAAGAAGAATTTAATCTTAATAAATTTGCAGCATCTCTAAATCTATGTCTGGTATCAGAATCAAATTGACCAGTAATAATATTATTAGTTGTTGTATTAATTTGATTTACGGTAAAAGAAGTTTCGATATAATTGGATGCCTTTGCAGTAACCCCAGAACCATTGGATATAGTTTCTTCTAAAGTATATGTTCCAACTTGTTGACCAAGATATAATATTTTTAATGCATAATTGATACCAATTATAGTTGCACTTGCTCCAGAAGTAGATCCTGTAACAGTGTTTCCTACTTGGAAATTACCTCCTGAAATAGTATGATAAGATAATTTTTTAGATGATACTTCTTCTCCTAAAGAAAAATCTCCAGTTTCGTTAATATAATCAACACTGATATTTTGGATTAAATCTTTACTTTGAACGTTTGATGTGAGACCACCATCATCAATTATATTTGTATTACCATGGATTAATAATTTTGTATAGGTATCATTTGAAAATGGAAGTTGTGCTGGAGTAAATGCGGTTGAGTATCTTGTGAAATTTGATACTCTGATCTCATCAAGATAACCATTATATTGATATTGATTAGTATAAGTATCATCATACCCAATCATTAAACCAGTAGCATTTGCGGATGCTGATGACGTACCAGTATGAACCAAACTACCATTTACAAATGATCTGATAGTAGTTCCACTTCTAGTCCAAGCAACGTGAGCCCACTGACCAACCTGTACAGTAGTTCCAGATGATTGTTCGTTAATTGTTACACCATCAAAAGAAGTTAGATATAATGTACTTCCAACTTTACGAAGTCCCCAATAAAAATTAGGTCCACCAGTCAAAGAGAAGATCATTGAATATGTACCAGATGGTAATGATGGAACATATATCCATGTTTCTAAAGTATAATTACCAAAATCAAAATCCGAAGCATCTGTAATAGTTAAATAATCTCCAGATCCATCTAAATAAATTGATCCATTACCAAATTTAGATTGCGTTGAAGAGGAAGACGCATTTCCAGAAACCGTAATGGTTTTGGGTGTTCTTTGATTATAATCAAAATCTAAAACGATATTTGTTACATCTTCAAATGGAACAAAATTAGATTCTACTTTAATATCAGAATCTTCTAAATCTGTAACTTCAATCAAAGATTTGCTTAGATCATCTACTATTGCATTTGGATTTTGTGGATTTACGATTCTATTAAATAAAAGACCGAAGAAAGAACTTGGATCGCTAATCGAAATTGAAGAAACGAAAGTTCCAGTTTCTGGATCTTGATATGGAGATATTCCTGTAATTTTAGCAACAATTCCAGATTTAGCAGAAACTATAAAATTATTTAATTGCAATTCTAATAATCCTGATGGACTATCATAAGTTCCAGAAGACTTACTAATTACTATACTATTAGTAACTGTATTTAACTCACTATTTAAGTTTATTTCTTCAACAATAGCAGTTTTTCCATTTAAGTTAGTAATCCTTTCCTTAAATTCAAAAACATTATCATTTTGAATATCGTCCTTAGAAACTAAAGTACAGTTCAATCCTGTAGCAGTAGAAATTATAGTTTCTCCATTGGAAAACGTTCCAGAAATATTAAAAATCGTTATTGTTGAAGTTGTAGATGATACAACTGTAGCTGTAGCGTTTGATGTTAATCCTCTAATTGAATTTCCTAGTTCTGGTAAAATACCAGACACATTGTTGATAGTTAAAATGTATGTGTTTTCAAAAGTTAATGCTATCTCAGCATAACTAATTTTTGTAGGAGCTAAAGGAGCTTCAAAGAATACAATACTACCTTGCTGAACAACAAAAGAAGTACCTGGAGATTGTGCGACACCATTAATAACAATCATGAATTGACTTGTATTTGCAATTACAACATTACCGTCAATTGTCAAGGGGAAAGTTTTTCTGACACCATCAAATAAGGGGGAAATATCATCTAATTTTTGAACAACTGAAGTTAAAATTTCCTCCGAAGAAGTCAAACGCTTGGATCTGAAAAGAACTTGAGTATTGTCAAAATCTTGATAAACTGGTTCCACCAATGCAAAATTATCAATATCAGCGACAACAGAACTTTCTATCAAATTGACACTCTTAGTCAATTCAAAATCTGTTTTATCTGTCAATCCTTTACCACCCTCAGAAATATCAATTTCTCCAAATACTTTAAATCCAGCTGGATGAGTTGTATCAATTAAAGTATTTCTCCACTCTTCAATTGGAACGGGAGATTTAACATTATAAGAGTATGCTTGATATAAATAGGAATCTTGAATTTTTTGTACAATTTCACTTGGTTTGCCAATATCATCTAAAAACTTACCTACTGTATTGGTAATAGAGTTAACTTCTAAAACACCCTTGGCAATATTAATTTGAGTTATTGTACCACTTGCCTTTGACACGACTCCACTAATTTGCTGACCAACCTCAAAAATACCATTAACTGATGTAATTTTTAGAAGTCTTGGTCCAACCTGCCATCCATCATTGGTGGAAACATATCCAGAAGCAGTTGCGGTTTCTAGTGCCTCACCTTGGAATACAAATTCTCCAGAAAGGAATCTTCCAGTTTCTACAATTGCTTCCGCACTACCACCAAAAGACGAGGTGAGAATAATTTGTCTACCTGTTCCAGCATTAGCAAAGGAAATATAATTGCCACTAACAGCATCTTGAGGTGTTAGTGCAATTCTCAATTGATCATCTTCAAGACCAGCAGAAGATCCTGCAATTGCATAATAGATTTGATCTGGATCAATATAACCAAATGAAGTTAATGGGAATGAAGATCCTTCTCCAAGATCTTGAACGCTAAATGTAACTTCGGCTCCATTTTGAATACCATGTGGGAACGAGAATTGAAATAAACCTAAGTCTAAATTGACAACATACGTAAAGCTAGATTTTAATGATACTGTAGGAGCAGTAGAGTAACCAGAACCAGGATTTTTAACAAGAATATCGCTAATTCTACCATTTTTAACTAATGCCTGAGCAATAGCTCCACTTCCACCACCACCTTCAATTATAACTTCTGGAGGAGTTGTATATCCTGTTCCTGGATCTACTACTTTAATACTACTTAAAATACTAGTATTTACTAATTGTAAATTTACTGGGAAGGTAATTTCAGGTCTTAAAGTGTAATCATGAGTATAATTAAAACCAAAGTTATTGTTTCTTAATTTTTTAATTTTACCTACATTTGTACCTTTTGTGAAAATAGACGCTCCAGATCCTTTTGGAGGGATAACAACCTCTAGTTCAGCACCAGAACCAGCTAGACCTGGGCCTAATATACCATCAATAGCATCCACATCAATAAACGCTGTAGTATATCCTTTTCCTGGATCAGTAACGGTAACCTCTACAATTTGACCCGCAGGATCAGTAGTTCCATCGACTAAAATTGATACTTTACCTCCAGTTCCATCTCCCAAAATAGGAACACTAAAATATTCACCTGCTTCGTATTCTGTTCCTGGTTCAATAATATCTACCCTTTCAATTTTTCTAGATGAAACAATATCGCTAACAATTGGAAGTTTTTTATAAAAACCTCCACCATTAACTAAACGAATTTTTGAAATTGGTCCTACAGCTTTAGTTGAAGAAGTTGAATAATATGAAGATGAAGCAACAGCAACCTTTTCTGGTTCAAAAAGTAACTCAAATTTAAATTTATTTGGACCAGATGTAATTGTTCCTCCAGCCAAATCCGTGATTACAAAAGAACCGATATAAGGACTTGGTTGAACATCAATATAAGATGTATTATCAACTGGACCATCCAAACTCAAATCGGATGGGTCCGCATAGTAACTAATATTAGCAGCATCATCAGTAACTTTAAACGAGATAAATGGTGAATTTCCAGGTTCATCAAATCCAGGAGTTCCTCTCCTAACAATGTTTTTAAATGTGTATTCAATTTTATATAAGTTATCTCTATAGAATGAGAGATAATGACCTTGCATAGATGAATGGGAAGTATCAAAAGTATATTGCTGTCCGTAAATAAATTTAAATATTGGATTTTTTACAAAAATATTAACCGTTTGATTTGTTATGAAACTGGAAGCCACATCAGATAATCTGACTATAAATTCCTTTTTGGACAAAATTGAATATACGTCAAATGTTCCTGATAATGGTGCGTATGTTGGTGAAGTTGTTACGTAAACAATAGATTGCTCATTAAGATAATGAGAAGTATTTGATCTTACAAAAATCAAATCGGTATTATCTATTGAATCAACTTGCAAAATTTTAGTTAAATTAGTAATAATACTAATCTGAGTTACATTTGTTAATCCACCTATAACAACAGAACTATATGCACTATTAAATACAAAATTGGAGCTACTTAATGTTACAACAGAACCAACGACATAACTAGAACCAGATGATACGGCATCAATTCTAATAAGATAATCGGCATCGGAATAAGGTTTAAATTTGGCATCTAAACCACCTGGTATGGAAATCGTAAAAGATCCTGGAGACGTATTTGATACATTCGTAAATGGATATGCCAATATCTCATTTACAAAATCATCAGAACTGCTCAATTGACCCGTTGCCAATGAAAATGTTCCTGTAATATCTGCAATTAAAACATAGTTATCTATTAAATTTTTGTCTATGATTTTTGCTGATGCTATCGTCACACCGATAGAATTTTTAAGAACTAATGTAGTACCAACATTAAAATTAAAAGACTGATTAATATTTAATTTTCTTATGTTGTCTATTTTGCTTGTTGTGAATGAATTGAAGAAAAACTTATCGAGTGCATTTGCAGTAACTTTTACTTTTGTGCCACCAATAGTAGGAATAGTAGCAGTTCTTGAAGACCACAAATCTACAGTTGAAGTTGGAATTGCATTATTTTGCGTTAATAATGAATTTGTAGAGTTAAAATCTAAAATTTGAAGACCTTCTGATCCTAAAATGTAAGTTGAAACGATAGTATTTGAATCTGTTGATGCTGTAATAGAAGAAGATGTAGTTCTGCTGATACTGTATCCGTGATCAGTTAAGGTTATAGTTCCCAATCTTTCAGTATCCGCATTTTTATCTGCTTTAAACACAAATCCAGATGCCTGACCATAATCTACAACTGCATATGCAGATGTAGGAGTAGATCCACTGTAAGATACAACATAGTTACTTAAACGAATATCATCAACTCTTGTTGGATTTGAAAGAGATCCAGTAGTGCTTCCAAAATCAATTTCAGTAGGATTTATATTTACTGAACTCGTTCTTTGCGAGTATTGAGTTCCATTTATATAAACAGTATAAGTAGCAATTGAATTAGAGAAAGATTTAGTTAATGCGACGTGAGCATAACCAGCATTCATTAATGTAACAACATCAGTTTGCGTACTCCAACTACCTGCAGATCCATTTAGCTCTGTTCTAAGTTTTCCATAATTACTACCAGTTGCGCTATTGATTTGAATAATAATATTATTAGAACCGTCAGTGACAG